TTGAAGAAGATGGTAAAATAAGATTATTATCTGAACAAGAATATGCTACAAAAAGAAATAATTTAACAAAAGAAGAAAGAGATTATTATTTAGAATATAGAGCAATTACTAAAATTATGTTTGACGCTCAAAGAGATAGTGGTATGAAGTCTTTAGAAACATATGTGCCTGGTATGCAAATGGGTGTATTAGAATCATATGATAAAAGTGGTTTGTTTGGATTATATAATATGATTATTAATTCTTCTGATTATGATAGAGTAAAAGTAAAGGGTATAGATTTAGATGGTAAAGAAAAATTAAAAACTTTTTATGAGTGGAAAAATGAAGTTTATAAAGGCAGGACAGCAGCTATTAGTTTAACTACTGGTAGAAAAATAAATGAGTTAGAAAAACTAAGAAGAAAAGCTAAGAAGTTTAAAAAAATAGGAAGAAACGAAGATGGTAGTTTAATACAATTATCAGATGTAGAATATGATACTTTGATAAATCATGGTGCTATTTTAAAAAGATTTATGGATGAAAAGCCTGAAGGCACTACAGATTTAGATTTAGAAATTATACAGGAGTATGAAAGAAGAAAAGGTATAAAGTCTGAACTAACTACTTTAGATATTAATACAGCTTTATTAGAATTTGTTCGTGGATCTTTATTTAGTAATGGTGATAAAAAGTATGATGGCACTGAAGCTGATTTACAAAGATTTGGTGGTATGAATAATTTATCTATACTAACAGATGCGGCAATAGCATTCAATAAAAATTTAGATAATGTCAATGCAGTAAAATATTTAACAGGTTGGTGGAAAGAAGGATTTTTAGGAAGAGGTAAACAACAAAGCTTTGTAGGTAAGACAGGAGATAAAGTAATAGATGGTTTCGTTAAACTTACTTCTCTTAGATTATTAGGTTTTGATATTTCTATTGGTGCTGGTAATTTATTAGCAGGTAAATATCAAGAGTTAAGAAAAAGAGGTGGAAGTCAGTTTGTAAAAGGTGAAATTAGATATTTTAAAGATCGTGGCAAGGCGTTAGATATATTAAAAAGATATAGAGTAGTTCAGCATAGTTTTGATGATTTTGTTCATTTATCTGAAAGAAAAGGTTTATGGGGTAAAATAGAAAAGGCTTCATTTATTTTTATGGATAAGACAGAACACTATATACAAGGGGCTAGTTTCTTGGGTTTTTTAACAGATGCTGAATATAACACTGGTATTATAGATGAACAAAGAGTTAGATATATTAATAATAAAATAGCTACATTACATGGTGAAGGATATACAGCTTTAGATGCAAGTTTATTATCTATGTATTCTTTTGGTAGAGCTATTTTACAATTTAAAAAATGGTTTATTACATTAATTAATGACAGATTTGGTGGTGAAGAAATAAATAGATTTGGTGAAGTAAACATAGGTAGCTATCAAGCTTCAACTAGATTTGCAGCTCAGTTTGTTAGAAGATACTTTAGAGGGGAAATTTCTATGAATCAATTTTATGATGAGTTTAAATCTTTATCTCCTGCTAAACAAGAAGAAATAAAAGCACATTTAAGAGGCTTGGGTATAGCAACAGTTATTATAGCTTTAATATCAATACTAGATGATGAAGATGAACCAGATACAGTCACATTAAAGTATCTTAAAAAACTTGAAAAAGATATATTTGTTACAACAGATGATGGGCGTTTTATTAATTATACTATTATACCCTCTAGTATAGGCACTGCTAAAAAAGCAGTTAAGTATGTTGGTGAGGTGACGTCTCTAGAAAAAGAATAAATTTATTAACTTTGTAAAAAAAAATTATGGCAAATATAGATGATTTATATAATAAAAGCTTTGGTCAGTTAGGATCAGTTTTTACATCTGGTAGTTCTGGAGTAATAACACCACCTTTAAATAAAGTATTTGTAGCTATACTTATATTAGATCAAAATACTACTTTTGATACACATGGTGGTTTAGTAGCAGATACAAATAAGGGCGATATGCAGTACGTCACTACAGAAGGTTCAGCTGGTGCTGATGTATATTCAGGAGGTGCAAATGGAGGATCACATTCAATAGCAGTGGGTTCTGAAACATTAGAGTTTGGTGGTGGAGGTCAAGAGCTTACAAACGCACAAACATTTCCTTTAGGAACAACAATAGTTGGAAGATACAAAAGAATAGCAATAAACTCGGGTGCAGTTATAGCGTATATTGGTGACTGATGTTAGGTGTAGCTAGTTCATTAAGTTTAGCAAATAGTAAAAAAAGATTTGCAACCACTACAAAAAAAGTTTTAGAACTTGATGGAACTGGTGATTATGTGGACGCTTCTACATTAGCATCTTCAATAGGATTTCAACAAGGCTCTGTTAGTGTTTGGGTTAAGATAGACACAACTAATGGTAATGAAGCGTTTTTTAGCGCATGTAAAGATTCTGATGGAAATAATAAAATAGAATTACAATATATAACAGCTGATGCTCTTTTTAGAGCTATATATAAATCAGGAGGAACGACAAAAAAAGCTGTTTTAGGAAGAGCTAATGCTACAGTAGAAGCTGATGATTTTAATCATTTAGGCTTAGTATATAATACTTCAACAAATCAAATTTCTTTATTTTTCAATGGAACTAGAATTGATCCAGATGAAGTTAGCGCTATAACAATAATAGATGAAGAAGCAGTAGGTACATTTAACAGAGTTCATTTAGGAAGAGCAGCTAATGGAACAGGTGCTTCATCTCATCATGGAAAGCTTGGTGATATGGCTATTTATGGTGTAGCGCTTACAGATGATCAAATGACAGAAATATATAATGGTGGAAAAACTTTTAATCATAATGACGGATCTGCAAGTGGTAATTTATTAGCATGGTACAAATTTGGAACAGGTATAGTAGATGGTATACAAGATTCAACATCTGTTATTTTTAATTTAAAAAGTATAGGCTTGGGATCAGAGCTAGTAGAAAACTCTGATTTAAGTTCACACGGAACTTCTTCAGATCATGCAAGATTAGGATCTAATTTTAGTATAGATAATTGGACAATAGAAAAAAATAGTGGAGATTCTGGTGTTAGAACATTTACAGCTTTAGATGGGGGTGGTGTAAGGTGTACTATCAACACACAATGCACATCAGGCTTTCACCAAAGAATATATCATACTGTAAGTAGTGACTTAACTATTGGTGATTTTTATGTATTTAGAGCTGTTGTACTTACATCAGATGGTAGCAATGTAAGATGTGCTGTGCAAAAATTAACTTCTGCCTCTGATACTACAAATACAACTCATGGCTCTTTTACAACTACAGTAGCTAATGTGCCTACAATAGTTGAAAGTGTATTTAAATGTATAGACAACACAGATCAAAGAATACATATATTTCCTTTAACTACAATAAGCGTAGGGGGATTTTATGAAGTTCATTCTGCAAGTTTAAAAAAATATACTGGTGGTGCTGCGTTTGCAGTTGCTGATGGTAACTTAGTTTCAACAAGTTTAAGATAATGTACAATAATTATACATATGTAATAGTGGACTCATCAGATATTGATAGTTTAAATTTTGGAGTTGATGAAAATGGAAACAGATATTTATTAAATTTTAGAAAAGATTCTTTAAGATATAACGTGTCTAAAAATAAAGCAATTGTTAAATATCAGGGTAATGATCCTATATGGAAAGATGAAAATGAAAATGATGTAGATTTTTTTAGTGGAAAAACAAAATACAGTCATGAAGAAATACTTAATGTATTAAGAAGTTCTGAATGGTTACAAATGGATGAATAAGTTTGTATACATATTACTATTATTTAGTCTTAGTACTAATGCACAAATAAATAAATATTTAAAATTTTCTACATTCTATGTTGCCGCTAACGGTGGAACTTCTATATCAGATGTAGATGTTTATTCTATTCAGAATGGATTACAAACAAATACTGTAAAAACTCCTTACGATTATAATTTAAGCTTAGGTATTAGAAAAATAGCTAGGTTTGGCTATGAAAATAAAGCACAAACATTTTATGATGGAACTGAAACGTCATGGTCAGATGCTGCTACTTTAGGTAAAGTTAGCGGGCTAGAATTTTTATTTGAGTTTAATAAAAAAAGACAAGAAGGAGATGACTATTTAGATCAGCACTATTTTATTAGATATGTTGATAATAGCTGGTTAACTAAAATAGAATATTTACAAGATGGTTTTGCAGACATAAAATACTACGAAGCATCTCAAAGATATAGACATAAATATAATAATAATTTATCTTTCAACATAGGTGCTGTACAGCGTATAGCAGAGCCTTATGGTTATGATCCTTTAGAAGAATGGGTTTTGGATAATGGAGATATTCATTATACATATTTAGCTATACAAGAAGGCTATAATATAGATGTATTTAATAATGAATATAAAGATCCTGATGGTAATATAGTAGCAACATCCTCTGATGTTTGGAAAGAAGTAATTATACCTACTGTATTAAGAGATTATGTAGAGAAAAAAAGAAATGAATTATCTGCTAAATGGAATCACTCATTAGTATTAGGTTTTGATTATTACTATTACACGAAAATGTATTGGTTGCATGCATGGGCAAATATTTTACCATATCATTATAATATGAATAATGAATATAGCTATCATGAATATATAGATGGGCAATGGACAGATTATTCAGGCGGTATGATATTTGGTTATAAGTACAATAAAAATTTAGGTTTGTTTGCAGAGGGTAAATACAATAAGTATTGGAATAGAGAGTGGTATGATTTTAAAGTTGGTATAAATTATATATTATTATAATGAAAGTAAATTGGATAAATGGCTATAAAGCTAATAATAAAAAAGAAGTATATAGAATAGAACTTAGGTTAGGAACAATGACTTTATTCTACATTCACTATTGTGCATGTGTCGGAGGTACATGCTCAAGATTTAGATTAATGTTGTTTAACTTTGGAATAGAAATATAATGGCTAAAGAATTAAATGAAGATACAAGTTTTAAAGTTAGTGTAAAAACTTTAATAGCAATAGGTGCAGGTTTATCAGCCTTAATAGGAATGTGGTTTACTTTACAAGCAGATATTGCTGAAGCTAAAGAACTACCTGTGGCAGAACCAGAGGTAACTCGTATGGAGTTTGACATGAAAGATCAAAT